TAATTTACCCATAATAATCCTCACTTCCTTTGCTATTTAATACTATGTTATTCTTTATAATCTTTACTGTCAACATATTATTTAATTATAATTGACAGTTTGTCAACACTTAATTATTATAACAGTATGAAATTAATCGAGTACATAAAACAGAATAAACTGACACAAAACAAGTTTGCCCTTAAATCAGGGTTAACTAGATCAGCTATATGTAGGCTGATAAAGTGTGAGAGATTTCCAACACCTGACACAATGAACAAGATAGAGTTAGCTACACTTGGTCAAGTAACTGCGAATGACTTTCTCAAACAGATGCAAGAGAGAATGATAGATGGCAGATAGTCGCAACAAAGGTGCATCTTTTGAGAGAAAGATATGCAAGCTCATCAAAGATAATCTAAACATAGATGCCAAGAGAAACCTAGATCAGTATCAAGCTAAAGGTCAAGCTGATATTGTGATTCCTGGGTGGTCTATTGAATGTAAAGCCTATCAAAAGAGTGGCTCAAATAGTTATAGACCTAGTTGGTGGGAGCAAGCAAAGGAATCTGCTGCGAGTTTAAATCTAACTCCGGTATTGATATACAAATACAATAATTGTCCTATTAAATGTGTCATTTCTCTTGATGTGTTATCGAGAAACTTTAATGTTGGGCATGATTTGGTTTGTGAAGTAGATATAGAAACATGGTTTTACATAGTGAGGGAGCGAGATGGATAAATTTGAATTGTTACAAAAAACTGCTGACGTTATTAAAGAACGTGGCGAGAACTACGGCTCTATCGTAGATAATCATACTCGTATTGCTAAAATGTGGTCTGTGATACTTGATAAGTATGTAACAACTGAGCAAGTTGCCCTTTGTATGGTAGCTGTTAAAGTGGCTAGATTGATAGAAACACCTGACCATGACGATTCTTGGCAAGATATATTAGGCTATGCCCTAGTTGGTTATGAGTGTGCTGATGCCAAAAAATAATATTAATTTAATTAGAAAGTATGCGAAGAAGTGTAAGACAAAAGAGAGATTCAAGGAAGTTGTTCTTTCTCTTAAAGTATTAGGTGATAGCAATGATCATATGGCTGATGTTACTCTTGATGCTTACTGGTCTTACTATAACGAGCTTGAACCGGTGGAACAAAGAATGAGAGACGTTACTCGTTTTGTGCATGGCTATGTGAGCAAACACATCCAAGATAAATTATTTTCTTGACAGGATTATTTCTCTTTTGTATAATCAGCTTAGCTGTTCTAGCAAATCCTACGGCAACGATCAAAACATTGTTTTGTTTTTATAGTCTTAACGAATGTATGCAATAATAAAAATAAAAAAAATATCTTAGTCTTGATAGTAATGCAATACAGTACATCTATGCAGTACAGTACTGCATAGATATACTTACATAGATTTGCGTCATTTCTCGTCTTGATAAATACGTTTTGCTAGTATGGAAACAGTCTTTCCAACTGGTCTTTGTCCGGACTCGCAGTACGTTATCATTCTAATTGTTATTCCTAACATTTCTGCAAACTCTTTTTGGGTGTATTGCAGTTCTGTTCTGATAGATTTAAATTGCTCTTTTGTTAATTGCATGGTATATTTCTCCTTACCTTTGCTAGGTTGTGGCGTTGCAATTTCATGTTTTGCAACGCCCTTTTTTTTAGTCGTTGGCTCTGTGTTAAATCTCTTCCTCACTTATCTGAACCCAACAATCTGCTTTGCCACTTGTTGATGTCCTTACCAGTATCTCCACAACGTCTTCTATTACATTTCTGCAAGGTATCCCTCTTGATTGAAAGAAAGCTATGCAGTCTTCTATTGTTTGTTTGTCCATTACCAATCCTTTTTATCTAAGTCAAAGGTACGTCTCAAATCCCACATACTCTGCTCTAAGTTTCTTATATCTGATAAGTACAAGTCTTGGCATTCAAAAAGCATTTGCAAAGCTGAACTTAAATTTCTCTCAGTTTCTTTAATTGCTTTCATCTGTTCATCAGTAAGATTATCAATACCTTTTTGGCAATCATTTTTTTTCTTAGCCATTTTATTGTCCTTTCTCTTTTGCTAGTTTGTTTAGTTCTTTACAAGCTGTGTCTAGTTTGCTTGCCATTTCTCTTATTTGTGCCATGCCCTCGTCAAATCCCTCTTTGGATAGCTTGGGATTTTGAAGAGCCATGATTAAAATTTCTCCTGATGTTTTCCAACTAGGAGTTATATCAATAGTTTGTTTTTTCATTTACTCAATCTCCCAATCGTATAAGTTGCCCTCTATTTTCTCTCCTTTGTTCATCATGTCCGTAAACTCTTCATAAGACATTTTGATTGTGTGTTTTTGAGGTTCAAATATTTTGCAGTCTGTTTTAATTAAAGATACTTTATCAGTATAAAACAAAACCATAGTATGAATTGTGTCTGTGTTGTCCTCACACTTTTCTAATATGCTTTCTATTGTGTCCTCATCATTCCATTTATAGAATATATAAGCCGTACATAAATGTTTGCTCATGTTTAGTTTCTCCTTTGCTAGTTATGGCATTAGTGCCGTTTTAAAAGCCGTATGGCTCTGTTATGTAAAGACTAGTACTAAACTAGCCTTTACAATTCTTTTTAAACTTGTGCATCTAATTGATCTAAAAGAAATGGATCTTCATCTATTTGTTTTTCAGCTCTCTTAAATGCTTTAAAATTATTTAGTTTCTCTAATATCTCTGTTTCATAATGAATATCAAAAAATTCTTGTTTTCTTTGTAATCTGATAGAATTTTCTAAAGCTATTTTTAACATCTTTAAATCAAGATGATTAAAGATTGTTTGTTCTTTGTGTAAATCTATTTTCATTTTATTATTTCCCTTTGCTAGTTGTATAAATCTTTTGATTGATAGATTAAATTCCACCAAGTGTATTCTTTAGATACTGGATTAACAAAACCTATAGTTATTGTTAAACCAAGTACGAATAATATTATATATTCTGCTATTTGTTTCTTAGTCATGATTTAGCCTTTCTTAGTTGCTAGGTTTTGAGCTTGTAGCTCTCATAGACTAGGAAAAATCCTAGCCTATAAGTGATACAAAATTAGTATTTCTTTACTTTCTCTACGATTGTTGAAACTCCGTTATGTTGGTAACATAGTAAGCAATTTTTGCATTGTTGACCGGTGCAGTTCTGCTTTTCTTTGTGTTCATGCTCTAATACGTTGTTAAATGTTTTATCAAAGTACTTAGGCAATTTCTGCATTATGTTTGATATCTTAGAATTACTATAAACAAGTATTAAGTTTTTAGGCTTGTCATTGTACTTAAAGTACTTTGCAATAATATCGTTTCTCTTAGTCCATAAAGCAAAATTACAGTGAGGATTATGAAAAGCAATATTTACTAAGTTTATTAAATGCGTTTCATTTATAAGCTCGCCATGTGCATTAAAACGGAAAAATGCATTTAGTATTGTTGGTAATTGATTATGGTCTAATACTTTCTCACTAAGTAAATCGCTATTTCTTTGCAAGCTTGGTTGCATATTCTTGCGATAGCTTTTTAACATTGTATGGCTATAACACTTGGTACAAATATTATCAGCCTTTCCACTTGCATTCTGTTTGATGCAAAATGGATTTGTCATTGTATTAGTTGATATAGCTTGGAAGCCGTCAAGCTTGCCAGTCATTTTAGATATGTGTACGTTGTTCATGTTTGTATCCTTTGCTAATTGATATGTATAAGTATATAGAAATAGTTTCTATTTGCAAGCATAAAAAAACAAAGTAAAACAAAGACTTAGTAAAATAGTTTTTAAGCCGTATATATATCAAGGTAAAAAATATTATTGATAAGCTGATAATAATAGTTTATTTGTTAGCATATAAAGGGAAGACAATTATATATTTGAATAAACACATTGTTGATACAAGTTTACACGGCAAAGAATGAACATGAACACGCAAAAAAATAATAGCACGCAATCACACGCAAATAATAAGGCATGGGGGGTCATTTTAATAGACGGCACACCCCAAAGGGGTCGGCTCACTTTTATATATGTTAATAGATAGTTCAGCACACACATGATAAGCAAAGCAAAACAAGAGAGAATCATAGCAGCGATTACAGACGGGCACAGCTTAGTTAAGGCTTGTCGAGATGCGAAGGTAAGCAGAGCTACGTTATATCGCTACATGGGCAAGGATGCTGACCTAGATACTGATGTTAAGACTGCACAAAGACAGGCTGCTGAGAAAGCACTAGAAGAGCTAGAGGATATGTACGGAGATGCGTTACATGGGCGTAAGAGTTACGATCCTAATCTATTGAGAGACTATGGGCATCATGTAAGATGGAAGGTGCAGAAGATATTGCCAGAGAGATTTGGCGAAGCTAAGAACAGAACAGGCGTTGAGATCAGTGATGGTTCATTGAAGATAGTTTGGGAGACTGGTTCAGAGGATGCAAGTTAAGATACCATACAAGCCTAGAGAGTTACAGGCTGAGATGCACAAAGACCTGAAGAGGTGGAATGTGCTAGTGATGCACAGACGCTTTGGTAAAACTGTGTTTGCTGTCAATCATATGATTAAACACGTTCTAACTTGTCCATTACCAAGACCAAGAGTTGCGTTAGTTGCTCCTACGTTTACGCAAGCCAAGAGGATAAGCTGGGATTATGTGAAGTATTATGCTGGAGTGATACCAGGCGTGACGTTTAACGAGACGGAACTAAGGGCAGACTTTCCTAACAATGGTAGGATTATGTTATTGTCAGGAGAAAACCCTGATGCTTTGAGAGGTATATACTTAGACTTGTGTGTCTTTGATGAGTATGGGATGCAGAATCCTAGGGTATGGGGGGAGGTTGTAAGACCGGCACTATCCGATAGAGAGGGTGCAGCCATATTTCTAGGTACACCAGCAGGGCATAATCATTTTTTTGATATATTACAATCGGCTAAAGAGCAGAGTGAAGAGGGGTCTGACCAGTGGTACTGGAAAGTTGCCAAGGCTAGTGAGACTAAGCTGGTGAAAGATGTCGAACTAGAAGCTGCTAAGTTGCAAATGACACCTGAGCAGTATGAGCAAGAGTATGAGTGTTCATTTACGGCTGCTATTATTGGTGCGTATTATGGAAAACTATTAGCTGATGCTGATGACAATGGCAAGATTACCAGGGTTCCATACGATCCTGCGTTGCCGGTGCATACGGCTTGGGATTTAGGTATTAATGATAGTACGGCTATTTGGTTTGCACAGGTCTATAGAGGGGGTGCTGTTAATGTTATTGACTATTATGAGAATAGTGGCGTTGGCTTGGACCATTACGCTGAAGTATTGCGAAAGAAAGATTATCACTGGGGAGATCATCTTGCTCCACATGATATTGAAGTTCGAGAACTGGGTAGTGGGAAATCGAGATTAGAGACGGCTTTTAGTTTAGGGATACGCTTTAGGGTGATACCTAGAATGAAAATTGCTGACGGAATCAACGCTGCTAGGATGATGATACCTAAATGCTACTTTGATAGAGACAAATGTGCTGAAGGGTTGGAAATGTTGCGACAGTATAGGCAGGAATGGGATGAAAAGAAAAAACTATTCCGTGACCAGCCAAGGCATGACTTTACAAGTCACGCTGCTGATGCTTTTAGATACTTATCTGTTGGGTTGGAGAATCGTACTGTAATGGCTAAACCACCACAATCGGTGGCTGTTAATGAGTACAATCCCTTTACGCTATGATGTATGGTCACGACTATGAAGATGCACTGGAGATGGTTAGGTATAGTGAGCATCACAGAGACTGGGATGATAGCATGATACAAGAATATATTGAAAAGCCTTTAGGGATAAGACAATATAAGATTATGAGAAACGAACTACATGAGCCATTGATGTTTGCTACATGGGGATTTCCTAATGATGAGCAGGTTTATGACTATGTTGGAACTACATACTTTCCTACTGATGGATACAAGGGAGGTGGCAATGATGTTTGGCTAGTAGACTTTATTGCAAAAAAAGGTTATACAAGAAAAGGATTCCTTGAATTAAAGAGGATGTTCATGCGAAGTGGCTATAAGAAAGCCTTTTGGTTTAGACCTGAAACTAGAAAGTTAGGTTGGCATATGTTGAAAGGAAAGTAACATGGGTGGTGCTCCAAAAAAAATAATCAAGCCGATTAAGAAAATAGTAAAACCTGTTGAAAAGGTTGTGAAAAAGGTTGTCAAACCTATAGAAAAAACTTTTATAGAGCCTTTGGAAAAACCAGTTAAGAAGGTTGTCAAAGAAGTAAAAGACTTACCAAAAGATATTGAAAAGAAACTAGTCGAGCCATTAGAAAGACCTGTTAAAAAAGCTATTAATGTGGTTGAAAAGATTGGTGCAGATATAGTTGAACCTTTAGAAAGACCAGTTAAGAAACTTGTAAGAGAAGTCAAAGAGACTGTTACTGGCACAGATAAAAATGATTATAGAAAGCCTGAACAACCAGCAGAATCACCAGAGATAACACCTGAAGTTGTTGAAGATGAGAAGCCTACTATTACAACCAGGTATGCTACTAGAGGGAAAAGATCAGGTCAGGCTGGTACAATTATGGAAGGCTATGGCGTAATACAAAGAAAGAAATCAGGAAGAGCCGTAACATAGGAGTTAGTAATGTCATTTCTTAAACCAAAAGTATATGT